TGGTAATATCTCAAAGACCTTGCACGTGAAGGTGACGGGAGAGGGCTATGAGCAGACGTATGAACGCCCGTTTGGTACGGCTACTTACACGTCATCGCCTGTGGCATACACCATTCCCTTCACGAACAAGACGGGTATCTTCCATCTGTCGGCATGGCTATCTAACGACGATAACACGGTGCAGACGCAGCCCGTTGGTTATGACTTTATGGCGGTTGCCAACAATGAAGCAGTGAAGATGGTTGTCGTGAATAACAAGGCGGGTAAGTTATTGAACTGGTACGAGAATAACGTACTGGAGTATGCCGTGTATGATGGGAAAGCCGTCACAACACCGCTGGTTATCTGTATGAAGAAAGACGGGGAAGTGTTGCAAGAGAACGTTTCTGAAAGTACGCTGACGCAAACAAAGATGCAATACACCTTATCGCTTGAGGTGGAGACGTTGGATAACTCCGACTTCACGGCTCGTATTGGTTTCCGTTCGCATTCGGCTGATACGGAGATGTTACGCACACCGATTGACTTCCCCGTAGATAACTCACAAGGTTATTCAGCAACGTCTGGGGCGGTGTTCTATTTTAACGCTAAGAACCGCAATAACACGGATACTGACCGCAACGTTATCCGTAACCTCATTACCACAGAGCATATCCCTGTGGAGTGGCAGAACGTAGCCTTTTCACGTGATGGATGGGTAATGGACGAGGAAGGCGCACGTACACTTCGCCTCACGGCAGGCGCACGTCTCACGATTGATTACAAGCCTTTCGCAAAGGAGGCAGCACAAACGGGTAAGACGATTGAAATAGACTATCAAGTGAACAATACTTCCGATTATGACGCTGATTGTCTCACGATTGCTATCCCTTATCAGAAGCAATATATAGGACTGAAGGTAAAGGCTGCCAGCGTGATGTTTGCCACACGTAGCGAGCATAACGCTGATGTGCAAGCCATGAATATGGACGATGGTGTGCGCATCCGATTGGCGTTAGTCATTAGTCCGAAGAAGTACACTTATGTTTTGAATGGTAATACATATTACTTGAACCTTGTGTATCTCTACATTGACGGCATTGAAGCTCGTAAGTTCGCCTACTTGCTTACAGACTCTATGCAGATAGGTTCAGGTGGTGACATTGTTATTGGCTCAGAGAAAGCGGATGTTGACCTCTATTCCATTCGTATATACGACAGCGCAATGGATGCAGCCAACGTGCATCAAGACTATATCAATGCGCTTGCAACTGTGGGAGAAAAGAGTGCTGAAAAATTGGATAATGACATCTATGACACCCTCGGTACCACGGTCGACTTTGATAAGGTGCGTGGAAAGGTGAACGTCTTTACCTTCGATAAGCCACTCCCAGCATACGAATACGGCAAGTCTTATCGTCCTAAGGGTACGCTGGAGATTTATCCTAAAGACGGTAACACTAATCTCAATCGATTGACGATTACCAATCTACAGCTTCAAGGTCAAGGTACATCATCTATGCTTTACTACCTGTGGAATTGGAAAGCGAAGGTAGCGAAAGATACTACCATCGTATATGAGGACGGTCAGACGGCACAGAAGAAATTTGAACTCTTTAAGAACTTGCCGAAAATCTCTAAGCTGACAGCGAAGAAGAACATCGCTTCTTCTATGCAATACCACAAGTTAGGTTCTGTGAACTCATATACCGACCTATGGAAGGCGGTAGGATTGACTAATGAGGGTATCGAGCAGGATAGCGAAGCACGAGTGTCTATTTACCAAGAGACATTCGTTGGATTTGAGAAACAGACAGCGGAGGACGGTACTGTGACGTACAAGTTCGTTGGTCTGTTTACAGTAGGCCCAGATAAGGGAGACGCAGCAACCTTCGGATATGATAAGGACTTATTCCCTGACCTCTTATCAATTGAAGGCTCTGATAACTCGCCACGCTTGACTCTCTTCCAAGTTCCTTGGGATAAAAGGCGCATCCGCTACAACACGGAGGAAGAAGCATATCAGTACCAAGTATCTGAACTCTCTTGGGAGAATTGTTGGGACTTAGACTATGCCGATCTCCCTGCTGATGATAAGACAACAGCAGACAATGAAACTCGTCAGCGTGCAGAGCAGCTCGTTGAGTCGTATATCACGGCTTACAACATCGTATATTCGTGCAATACATTCATTGAGGCTTTCAATGGTACGCTTGAGGAATTGAATGCTGATCCACACTCAACACATATCGAGTATTGGATAGCTAAGGCTGGTGATGAAAACCAATACAATCTATACTATTATGATAGCTTGTTTAAGAAATTCTGTCCTTCAACACTCGATAGCGGTGTGTCGGTTGTAAATCTTCGTCAGCAGTTAGTCGGTGATAAGTACGGCTTAACTGAGACGATATTTAGCTCAGTTAGTAATGCAGCTCAACTCAATGAGTTATTCAAGGCAGCACGTATTCAGAAGTTTCGTGCTGAGCAGTCACAGCACTGGGACATCAGCGACTTACTTTATCATCAACTATACGTTGAAGCGGTGGCAGCGACCGATAACTGCGCAAAGAACATATACCCTTATAATTTCAATGCAGAATAGATATGGCAAAGAGTAAATGGAAGTTTCGTCAGGATGACCTTGATACTATCCTGACGGTCATCAACCAAGGTTTAATGAAAAAACCCTACCACGTAGAATATCACGATACCTACGAGGACGGCACGCCAGTATGGAACGGTGAGAAGTCCGTTCTTTGGAACTTGATGGAACAGGCATACCCAGAGGAACGTGCGCAAATGATGAGACGAATGATGTCTAAAATGGAGGAACTTGGAGGGTTGCAGAAAGGTACGCACCAGCAGAAACTCTTTGCATACTTTGAGAAGTATTATTTCTCTGTGATTGATAAATTCTCATCTATGCTATACAATGAGGATGGCAAGATGTATGAAAAAATGAAACTCGCAATGCTGCAAGGTGCATATACGAACGATACCGACCCACTGGGTCAGTCGCTCGGTGATGGAAAGTCGCCTGAGGTGGCGTGGGTAAAGAAACGCATTCAGTACTTGATGAGCAAGTACAGCTTCGGAGATTATGACGCAAAGACCGCTGAAGGTGCAATTACCGTCCGTACCTCCGCTCAGGCTGACGCAACGACAAACTCAATCGTTTTGCGCCTGACACCAGCAATGAAGCTGTACCCTACAATCGCATACGGTACCACGATTATGCGTGGCAACCGCACAGATGCAGGTAAGGCTTGCGAGATAGTCGTAGACATTAACGGCACGTCTGACCAGCAGCTATCTGTCAAGTCAGCAGACTACCTGCTCGATATAGGCGATTGGTCTTCCTATGTCATCAATGGAGCACTCTCTATCATTGGTAAGCGACTCAAGCGTCTGAAACTTGGCGATGAGAACGAGCAGAAAGTAAAGATACTTATCTCTTCGCTTACGCTCGGTAATACCACCTCATTAGAGGAGATTGATGTTCAGAACATCTCTACGCTTGGAGGCTCGCTCGATATGCGTAGTAACTTCCGTCTGCGTAAGTTCCTCGCTGGTGGCTCATCACTAACCGAAGCACATTTTGCTGATGGAGGTGCACTCGAAGAAGTCGACTATCCTGCTTCGACCTCATACGTCGAATTAAAGAATCTCGACAAACTCACCAATGAGAAGTGTAACACCGAAGGTTGCGCTCCTAACGTTATGAGTTACTTTGTAAGCGGTTGTGATAACCTCCAGCCTGTGAAGAAGCTCATCGACATCATGGATACGCAGGTAGGACAAGTTCCTCACTCCCTGCGTTACGTGCGCTGTGTGGGCTTTAATGAAACATTCACGGACGGACGAGCATTCGATAAGCTTTCCCAGTTGGTAGACGGCACATATCAAGGAATCGATGCAGAAGGGCAATACGGAAATGACCCATATCCAGTGCTTGACGGTACAATCAACCTCACCACAGGTGCATATCGTGACACCTACGATGCATTGATGACCCACTATCCAAAACTCAAGCTGAACATCGCTAAGTGGTGGATTCGCTTCGAAGACCCAGAAGTGAAGCGCATTTGCGTGGAAAATTGGGACAAAGACGGTGATGGAGAGCTCTCTATGGAGGAAGCAGCTGCTGTTAGTTCCATCGGGACTATCTTCGCAAATAAAGAATTTACTTCACTAAGGGAGATTGGATTTTTCGGAGCAAGTGAATTATCAAAAGGAGCCTTCAAGAATGTTGTTGTCTCAGGAGTATTAATCTATCCGAGCAGTTGTAAAGCGGTGTCAGACGGTTGCTTTTTCAACGCTACCATTGATACGATAGATATACCTGCGTCTGTCACGTATTTAGCTAGCACGTGTTTTTATGGCAGTAAAACTAAGAATATAATTTTTCGCTCTAAAACTCCGCCTAAGTTATATGGCTATCAAGAATTTGACGGGAAAATAAGTCTGGGAAAAGTCTATGTTCCTGATGAATCTATTGAACTATATCGTACAAAATTGGGAAATTGGATTCCATTTACACCACTCAGTGAGTATCATTCTTGATAGTCGCTAAGAGGTGCGAAATTGTTTCTAATTTCCTTCCCAGAATGTAAACTCTTAAAACTATCCACCAACTCGTCTCTAACATAGATCTTAACACCTCTTGGATAATCCATTCTATAAAACATATATATAAGATCAGGAATTTCAAAGGCGTTCTTTTGTCTTAGAATTATCCTTTTGATTTTGTTAGAACCTATAAGAGCATTCGTAGCGAATATAATGTCTGTGCATTTTTCGTTCACATCTATCTCATCTAATGAAGGACATCCACGAAAAGCGAATATATTATGTCTTATATGTTGTGGGAATCTTACCCGTCGCAGCTTAGGACATGATTCAAAACTGGTTTGATAAATCGTGTCTATATTGAATGCTTCTAAATCCTTAGAAGGGTCAACGACATTACTTGCTCGGAAGATAGTCCCGATGGGATTAATACAGCGTTTGAGTGGTGTTTTAATCCCATCGGTACTATCTTTGCAAATCGTACTATAAAAGGGTTTACTGAGCTTCAATATTTCACGTCACTAAGAAAAGAAAGAGAAACATTTAAAAGCACTACATTTGGGACTATTATACTCCCAGAAGGATTAACTATGGTTCCT